ATCCGCGAGACTGATTTAAACGCTCGCGAAGCGGCGGCTACCAAGGCTGCCGAAGATACCCAAGCCAGCCTAACGTCACAGGCGTTAATGCTGGGCAAATTAGAAGCGGCGCTTATTGCCCGCGAAGGAAAGCTGGAAGAAGGGCTGGTGGCATTGGCAGCTGGAAAGGCTGACCTTGACGCTCGCGTCAAATTATTCCAAGCTAAGGCAGCAGCACTAGCTGTATAACTTTACCGGTTAAGTTAACCGGGCGATTCTAAGGAATCATTTCAATGGCTGATGAAGAACTATTAGCGGAGATACCCGCGCCGGAACTGACGTTAACGTCAACGCCAGAACCCGAGGAGACCGAGACGGAAAGTCCGAAGACCTTCACGCAGGAGGAATTGGACTCGATTGTTGGTAGGCGTTTGGCGAAAGAGCAGCGCAAATGGGAACGGCAGGCTACTGCCCCGGCGGCACCTACAGCGCCACCCGAAGCTGACCAGTTTGATTCTGTTGAGGCTTATGCAGACGCATTAGCTTTGCAGAAGGCCGAGGAACTGGTGAAGCAGCGGGATGTTAAGCAGCAGCAGTCTGTTTTGGTCGAGGCTTATCACGACCGGGAGGAAGAGGCGCGGGGCAGGTATAACGACTTCGAACAGGTCGCTTATAACCCCAACCTTCCAATCACGGCAGCGATGGCCGAAACCATCCAGTCATCGGAAGTAGGGCCGGACATGGCCTATTACTTGGGGGTTAATCCCAAGGAAGCTGAAAGGATTTCCAAGCTAGCGCCTTTCGTTCAGGCGAAAGAGTTAGGTCGGCTGGAAGCAAAGTTGCTTGCAGAGCCGGCCACCAAAAGGGTATCGAGCGCGCCAGATCCAATATCTCCCGCGAAGCCTAGGGGAACTTCATCCCAAACGTTTGATACCACTGACCCGCGCAGCATTAAATCAATGACTGCGACCCAGTGGATTGACGCAGAACGGCAGCGGCAGGTACGAAAGTTTGAAGCGCAAAAACTTCGCTAATTTTTAAAGGAATGTCCAATGAGTAATTCATTATTGACAATTGATATGATCACCCGGAAGTCTCTCGAGATTCTCGAGAACAACCTAGTGATTACCCGTAACGTTAACCGTCAGTACGACGACAGCTTTGCTGTTCAAGGTGCCAAGATTGGCTCCACGCTTCGCATTCGTTTGCCCGACCGTGCGTTGGTTACCGACGGTGCCGCCTTGCAAGTTCAAGACGACAACGAGCAGTTTACGACCCTGACTGTTTCTACCCAGAAACATATCGGCATGAACTTCACGACTGCCGAATTGACGATGCAGTTGGACGACTTTGCCGACCGTGTGCTCAAACCTCGTGTTAGCCAGTTGGCCGCGAGCATTGATGCGGACGTGGCGAACGCTTACAAAGGCATCTTTGCCTCTGTCGGCACCCCCGGCACGACCCCAGCGACCTCGCTGGTGCTCTTGCAGGCGCAGCAGAAGCTAAACGAGTCTGCCGCTGGCATGAACCCGCGCTATGCGACCGTTTCCCCCGCGGCGAATGCCGGCTTGGTGGAAGGCATGAAAGGCTTGTTTAACCCGACTGACACTGTTTCCAAGCAATTTAAGAACGGCATGATGGGCACTGGGGTGTTGGGGCTTGATGAGATTAATATGTCTCAGTCGATCCTTCAGCACACCACCGGAACTCGCGACGCGGCGGCGGCTACCATTGTTGCCGCTACCGTTACGACGCAGGGCGCTACCACCATTAACCTAAGCCAAGCGTCTGTTACCACGACCTTGACTGTGGGCGATGTGTTCACCATTGCCGGCGTTAATGCGGTTAACCCGCAGACCCGCCAGTCCACCGGTTCGTTGCAGCAGTTTGTGGTAACCGAGGCGAATACCGCGTCTGGCGGTACTTGGACAAGCGTCAAAGTACTTCCTGCGATGTACACCTCGGGCAACGCGCTGGCGACCATTGACGCCTTCCCGCTGATCAATGCGGTGGTCACGTTCCTCGGCACTGCGTCTACGCAGTACCCGCAGAACCTGATTTACCACAAAGATGCTATCACCTTTGCGACCGCCGACCTTCTGCTTCCGCAGGGTGTTGATATGGCCTCGCGGCAGGTGCACAACGGCATCAGCCTGCGTATCGTGCGTCAGTACGACATCAATAACGACCGCATGCCTTGCCGTATTGACGTGCTGTATGGCTACTCGGTTATTCGTCCCGCCATGGCCTGCCGGCTCTGGGGTTAGGAGAATATTATGGCAATTCCAAGTGTTGGCGGTGGCTATCAGTTTACTGATGGCAACCAGAACGAAATTACTATTGGCACGCAGGCTGCTCCTCAAACTTCAACGGTAACGGCTACCCTATCGGTAGCGCAGGTTACCGGCGGTTTGCTGGTGGCAACTCCGGGTGCTGCAACGGCGTCTTATACGTTTCCTACCGGCGCTTTGCTTGACGCGCAAATGGCTAACATGAAAGTTAACAGCACTTTTGCTTTGACAATCATTAACCTAACTGGCGCTACTGGTGTTATTACCATGGTGGCTGGCGCGGGCACGGGCATTTCGACTGTTGGTTCGCTGACCGTTGCGCTTAGCTCCTCGGCTCAGTATTTGTTCCGCAAAACTGCCGATGCCGCGTATACCGTTTATCGGGTAAGCTAAAGAGCCGGGGGGAGCAATCCCCCCGTCTTCTTTTTGTAGGAGTTTGATGTGCAGCGATATACCAATTTCATAGCATCGACAACTGCTACCAACTCGACCCTGACCGTACTCTCCAACGCTTCCTGCGTTGTTTATATTGCCGGCACGCTAGGCGCTGCGACTCTTTACAGCGACAACGGCGTCACGCCGCTGGCTAACCCTTTTGTTTCATCTGCCACTGGGCGGATTGACTTCTACGCTGCCAACGGGCGGTATGACGTTGTCGTGTCTAAGGTTGGCTACCTGTCGGTCACCATTAACGACATCGAGCTAGACGACCTCCTAGCCCCCTCTGGCAGCAATAGCGTGGGGTATCTGCCTGCGGGCACCGGCGCTGTTGCCAGTACTGTCCAGACCAAGCTGCGCGAGAGCGTGAGCGTCAAGGATTTTGGGGCAGTGGGGGATGGCACGACCAATGATTTTGCCGCCATCACGCTGGCCATTGCAGCATCATCCGGCAACGAGTTGTTTTTCCCGGCTGGCACCTACGTTATCAATTACACAACATCAGCGTGTTTCTCCCCACTAGTCAACACTCGGTTAACTGGTGCAGGCGCTGGCATTACCAAGCTGCAATTCACGGCTAGTTCTGCATCCTCGCGCAACCTGTTCTCGATGGGTTTCGACAACCTTACGATCGAGAAAATGACGCTTCAAATTGTCGAGGTAGCCGGCGGGCAATGCGGCACAGTGGCGTGGAACGCTAACAACCTGACGCTAAGGGATTGCGCGTTTGCGGGGGGCGTGACAAACGTCGGGGCAACGGTAAATTCCTCCGCCTATGGCGTAGTCTCACCTCAAGCCGCCGGCACGCAATCGGGCTTGTTAATTGATGGATGCAGCTTTTCGCGCTTTAACTGGCCGTTCTTGAAAGCCAACGCAGCTGTCAGCGTGCAGAAACAGTTAAAAATAACCAACAACGATTTTTTTAATACATACGAAAGCGCAATTAGCCTCAACGCACCGAATGGCGCTATCAGCGAAGTAATCATCACCGGCAATACCCTGCGTGACCCGCTGGGGCCGAGTGCCGCGCCGACCGTGCCATACACATTAGGCGTGGCGCTGGCGTCAGTCACCAGCGCGGTTATCAGCGGCAACACGATCATTGGGGATTTTGGGACCGGCGTTGGCGCGATTCACCTTGAAGAACGCTGCATTGACGTTTCAATTGCAAATAATCAAATAACCACGACTGGGCTGTCCTCATACGGGTTAATTTTGCAAACTAATAATATTTCGGGCACCTATTACTCGCCAGAACAAACCACGGTAACGGGCAATACGTTCAAGTACACCGGCACGGCTTTGGGTTCTGTAACGCGCGGAATTGTTATCCTTAATAACGGTAACGGAATTCCTAACAAATTTGTAATTTCAGACAACGCAGTTGCTAATTACGAAATTGGAATTGTTCTGGGAGGGTCAAATGCCCAATCAAATGTTGTAGCTAACAATTTTATTACGGCTTGCACTTTTGGATTGCAAGTGTTTGGCGGAACATCCGGGGTTGCCGGTAACGTGACCGATAGTTGCGCATATGGAATTCTTTTACAAGATAGCGCGGCGTTTGCGGCAAACATCAACGCGCACGTTTTTCAAAACTGCACCGTTACGGCTTATCAAGGCACGTCCGGCAGGCCGCTAGTTTTGGTTAACCCGCGCTTTGTGCTGCCAACGCAAACAGTTGGCGCGGCCAGCACAACCAACATTGTGCTCACTCAAGCCCTAGCCAATTGCAGAATTTACGGCTTCATGACTAGCTCCGCAACAGCAACCGTAGTTGCGGATAACGCGCAGCGGATAGACGAAATAACGTGGGACGGCGCAACTTTTACAAACACTAATAAAGTGACTTGGGTGCCGGGCGCAATCAGTTTGACCCCGGTAAGAGTGGGGACTAACTTTTCAGTACAATTAATTGCCACCAACGCAACCAGCGCACAAATAGTTTGCCAACTTGACGGCATGATTTCGCTGCGGCTATGACCAACCTCCAACACCTAGCAATCGCCATCGCACTCCAATGCTTCATCGGCCTAGTCACCGACAACTGGTGGGCCGGCGCAGCACTTGCCGCGGGCATTTTCGCTGGCCGCGAGCACGCGCAGGCTGAGTACCGTTGGATTGAGCAGTTCGGCGAGCACATGCGGGCCAACCTTAACCCGTGGGACGCTTTGCAGCCGAAGATGTGGGACGTGCATAGCTGGTTTTGGAACCTGTCGCTGCCAGTTGCGGCGGTGCTCGCAATCGCATGGTGGCCTAAATGACTATTATCGTACCCACTAGCAGCTTCAGCACGCCGCTCACGGCTGGCGACCAGATTAACGGCGCACTGCGCCTGCTGGGCCAGTTAGCCGAGGGCGAGACACCATCGCCCGAAACTTCCGCCGATGGCCTGACCGCGCTTAATCAGATGCTGGACTCGTGGTCTACTGAGCGGTTGGCGGTGTACAGCACCCAAGACCAGATTTTCACATGGCCGGCTAACACCATTAGCCAAACGCTTGGCCCGTCTGGTGACTTTGTAGGCAACCGCCCGGTCCAGCTAGACGACTCGACCTTCTTTCGGGATGCCTCGACCGGCATCTCGTACGGCATCAAGATTATCAACCAGCAGCAGTACAACGGTATTGCTGTTAAGACGGTGACGTCAACTTATCCGCAGGTAATGTGGATAAACATGGACTACCCAAACATCGACATGTACATCTACCCCGTGCCGACGCGGGCGCTGGAATGGCATTTCGTGTCGGTGGTCGAGCTGGCGCAGGCGGTATCGTTGTTCACGGTGCTGTCGTTTCCGCCAGGTTACATGCGGGCGTTTCGCTACAATCTAGCGTGCGAACTAGCACCGGAGTTTGGCGTTGAGCCATCGCCGACCGTGCAGCGCATTGCGATGACCTCTAAGCGCAACCTCAAACGTATCAACAGCCCTGATGACGTTATGAGCATTCCGTACAGCATTGTGAGCACGCGGCAACGCTTTAACGTGTTCAGTGGTAATTTTTAGGTGAAGTCTCCAATTCTTGGCCAGTCCTACGTCGCTCGCAGCGTGAACGCTGCCGACAACCGGATGATCAATCTCTTTCCAGAAGCCACCCCCGAGGCCGGCAAGTCAGCCGGGTTCCTCAACCGTGCGCCCGGCCTGCGGCTGCTTGCAACTGTTGGCACAGGGCCTGTGCGTGGCTTGTGGGCGCATGGCGGCGAAGCCTACGTCGTGTCGGGCAGTCAGTTCTATAAGCTGAATTCTGCGTATGTCGCCACCCTAATAGGCTCCGTTAGCGGCACTGGGCCGGTGAGCATGGCCGACAACGGCACGCAGTTGTTCATTGCCTGCAACCCGGACGGCTACGTTTACGAAATGAACACGGGCGCTTTCGGCCAGATTACCGACGTGGACTTTGCGGGTGCGCAAGCGGTGAGCTACATCGACGGTTACTTCGTATACAACCAGCCCAACTCGCAGATTTTCTGGATAACGTCCATCCTAGGCACATCGATTGACCCGCTGGACTTTGCCAGCGCCGAAGGCTCACCGGACGGGTTGGTCACGCTGATCGTGGACCATCGAGAATTGTGGCTATTCGGCACCGACTCGGTTGAAGTTTGGTACAACTCCGGCAACGCCACATTCCCGTTTGAGCGCATCCAAGGCGCGTTTAACGAGATAGGCTGCGAGGCTCCCTACTCGGTTGCCAAGCTGGACAACGGCATCTTTTGGCTAGGCTCTGACACTCGCGGCAACGGTATTGTTTACCGGGCCAACGGCTACACCGGACAACGGGTGAGCACGCACGCGGTCGAGTTCGCTATCCAAGGCTACGCCGACTTGTCGGACGCCGTTGCATACACCTACCAGCAGGAAGGGCACGCGTTCTATGTGCTGATATTCCCGTCAGCCGGCGCGACATGGGTTTACGACGTGGCGACCAACTCGTGGACGGAACGCGCCGGGTTCGCTAACGGCGCATTCACCCGCCACCGCTCTAACTGCCAGATGAACTTCAACGGCGAGATTGTCGTGGGCGACTATGCCAACGGCAACGTTTACGCCTTTGACTTGGATGTGTACGCCGACAATGGCGCAGCCCAGAAATGGCTGCGTTCGTGGCGCGCACTGCCGTCCGACACCAACGACCTAAAACGAACTACTCAGCATTGCTTACAACTTGATTGCGAGACTGGCGTGGGCTTAGCCACCGGCCAAGGCAGTGATCCCCAAGTGGCGTTGCGCTGGTCAGACGACGGTGGCCACACTTGGTCGAGCGAGCACTGGCGCTCCATGGGGGCCATTGGCCAGTTCGGACGACGCACCATTTGGCGCAGGTTGGGGATGACGACCAAGATTCGGGACCGCGTGTATGAGATTAGCGGCACCGACCCGGTAAAGATTGCCATCGTAGGCGCTGAGTTAAGCGTTACCGCCACCAATGGTTAGCTCAACCAATATCCCGGCACCTCGTGTCGGGTTCATCGACCCGCGTACTGGGTTGATGGCGCGGGAATGGTACCGGTTCCTGTACAACCAGTTCGAACAGGTTGGCGGCGGCGCTGGGCTAACCCACAATAGCCTCTCAGGGCTACAGGGAGGCTCTGGGACAGCGTACTACCACCTAAGTTTGGCAGACTACACCGGCAACGGCACAGGCACTCTGGTGCGCTCTACGTCGCCCGTGTTGGTCACGCCAGCACTAGGAACGCCGTCTAGCGGGGTCATTACTAGCTGCACTGGCTCGCCTACGTTAGTGATTACTAACTGCACCGGCAGTCCGACCCTGACAGCGCCGCTGTTAGGCACGCCAGCGTCCGGGGTGATAACCAACTGCACGGGCACGCCTACGCTCGACATTACTAGCTGCACCGGCTCGCCAAGCCTCACGGCGCTGACCGCTACCGGCAATATCCGCATTACCGGCGCTGGCAGTCTGGGCTATAGCACCGGTTCGGGTGGCGCAGTCACGCAGCTAACCAGCAAGAGCACCGGGGTAACGCTGAATAAGTCGAACGGCAAGATAACGATGGAGGCTACCACCGCCATTGGCATTGCCGCGTCTGTCGTGTTCACGTTGACCAATAGCTTTATTGCGGTGACCGACGCCGTTATCGCCAACATCGCCACCGGCGGCACGGCCAACGCTTATACTGTTGATGTGCTGACTGTGGCCGCTGGCAGCGTTGGCCTGCGGGTGACTAACATCAGCGTCGGTATATTGAGCGAGGCCGTTGTGGTAAGTTTTGCAATCATTAAAGCCGTCGCGGCTTAGGTATCTCACATGACAGCATTTATCAGCCCGCCGCCTCGGTTGCAGTTCTTCACCAACGCTGGCGTACCGATGGCCGGTGGGTTTCTGTACACCTACGCCGCCGGCACCACGACGCCGTTAACCACCTATACCGATTCGTCCGGCACAATTGCCAACACCAACCCAGTTATTCTGGACTCGCGAGGCGAGGCTAGCATTTGGCTATCGACGGTTGGGTATAAGTTCAAGCTGGCGACGCCAGCTAATGTGGATGTCTGGACGCAGGATAATATTACTTCGTACCAATTTTCCAGCAATCTAATTAGCTACACCCCGGCGGGCACGGGCGCGGTGGTGACGACCGTGCAGGCTAAGTTGCGGGAGAGCGTGAGCGTTAAAGATTTTGGGGCGGCGGGGGATAACTCCACAAATGATACTGTGGCAATAAACTTGGCAATTGCCGCGCTTAACGCTGGGCAAATTAAAGCGTTGTATTTTCCTGCTGGCACTTACGTTTGCACCGGCTCGCTTACGACTATCACTAAAGACGGCGTGACGATTTACGGTGACGGGCCAAGGCTGTCTGTGTTATCACAAACGTTAAACGTGGATACGTTGACGTTTTCTAATGCCGCTCCAGCTACAAACCGGATTAACGATATTTTCCTGTCAAACTTTGGCATTGGCTACGGCGCGATTACGGCCCCAACGGCGGGGCGAGCATTAGTTTTAATCCGTCCGGGGCGCTCGTACATTTCAAACGTTGACATCCGAAGCGTTTATCAAGGGATTGACTGCCAAGGCGGCTCAGGCACGCACATTAGCAATTTGGCAATATCCGGTGCGTTTACTTGGTCGTCTGTGGCAACGGGGTCGTTTCTACTAAAATTCTCACAACACGCCGCTTCGCTAGAAATACCCAGTGAAATTTTTGTTAGCGGCTTTAACGTTAAAGGTTCTTCGCCGCTTTACCTGAGCAATGCAATTATTGTTCAAGCCTGCGACGGGCTATGGTTTAACACCGGCCATGCGGGATTTTCTTACAACGCTGGTTTGTATATCAATCCTCAAGCTGTAGCAACGGGATATGTAATAAACTTAGAATTTGTAAATGTTTACTTTGACGGCGGCGATTTCCCGCTTACTCAAACAAACCCGGCTACTTCTAATATTCTGCTGCAAGGTTCTGTGGTGCCAACGGTGACCCACATTAGCTTTATCGGGTGCACGTTTAAGAATTTTAGGGGTAACGGATTTAGTGCGGTGCAGGCCAATCTAACCGACCTTCGTGTTATTGGTTCGGAATTCTCAAACAATGGCGGCTATGGCTTGGTATGCAACGGATTGCAAAACCTAATTGTTTCAAACAACTTTTTTAAAAATAACAACGGGGACAATGTTTCCGCAGATTGCATCACGTTGGTTGGCGTAGTCGGCGGCGTCGTCACCGGCAATCAAGTTCTGTCTGGAACCTTTGCGCACGCGGTAGGCATCAACATCAACGTCACTTGCTCCGACTTGGTGGTTCAGAACAACCTAGTGGGGTCGACGCACGTCTTGGACTTCAACTGCATCTCTGTGACCCGCATTCAGTTCGGTGGAAACCGCAAGCTAGGCGCAGATCCAACGGTTGTGGCTGTAGATGGCTTTGTTCTCCCGCTGGGCTATGACGTGGTTACCGTCACTGGCAATACAAATTTCTCAAACATTGGAAACACCATTGTCCCGTGGAACAAAGTCACTTTGCGTTTTACCGGCACGCCAACGGCAGTGGACGCCGCGGGCAACATCAAGCTAGCGGGTAACTTCGTGGCCACCGCAGACAGCACGCTAACAATGATGGGCGTTAGCTCCACCGTTTACACGGAAGTCAGCAGAGCCATAGTCTAATGAAACCAGCCCGCCTCCCCCGAGTCAGAAAGCCATGATCATGCCGCAAGACTGGCACGACCGAAGCCATGAGCTGCGCCAGGACTGGTTCTGCGGCAACGAGGAAGCGATTGCCTTTATCGCGATGTTCTTCGACGCGGTGGAGTTGTGGGATGATCTCATCGACAAGGACGTGCCCATTAGCGATGACCACATCAACCGCGCTTTCACCGCGCTGATGTTTGGCCTGCCAGCTAATGACTGGTTTGTTTTTAACCGGAAGTATTACTTGCCGATGATCATGATGGCGATTAACGCATTCCACGACGCCAATTTGTTTGCAGATTGCGCCGACAAGCGGTTACGGCTGCTGGCGTTTCACATCCGCAACATTGGCCTAGAGATTCACATCGCCACCGCGTTCCTGCTTGGCGGCTACGACCACATGCGGATTGTCTCGCCGGAGATTCGCAAGTTTTTCGCTTTGGAGGATTATCAAGATGCCTGATTTTACATCTGGCGCTGCTGGGGCCGGCGCAGTTGGCCAAGCCATAGGCGGCATTTCGGGCGCTAACGCATCCAAGCGGGCCGGCAAAAATGCGAAAAAGCAGGCAAAGATAGCTGCTGACTTAGCGTTAGCGGAGTCGCAGAAAGCGCAGGCGCTGAACACGCAGCAGTACGACCAAAACCGTATTGCCCAAGCGGCTATCAACGAGCAGAACAAGGCGTACATGGCGCCGTATCGCGACGCGGGCATTGCTGGTCAGAACCAACTGCTGACCCTGATGGGCTTGCAGGGTGGCAATGCTGGCGCGGCTGATTTTGGGAGGTATGCTAAAGACTTCCAGATGTCGGATTATCAAGCAGATCCGGGGTATGCGTATCGATTGCAGCAGGGCATTGATGCCATGAATAAAATGGCAGCGGCCCGCGGCGGGTTGATGTCTGGCAGCGCGATAAAGGGCGGCATAAAGTTTGGCCAAGATATGGGATCTGAGGAATACGGCAACGCCTATGCCCGCTACCAGCAAAACCGCGCCAACCAACTAAATCCTTTAGGCTCGTTTGCAACTGCCGGCATGAACGCAGCCCAGAACACCTCCGCAACCAACGCGCTCTATGGCGGCCAGATGGGTGACGCTTCGCGTGGCTACGCCAACACGCAAAACGAAATAAGCATGGGCGGCCAAAACAGGGCTAGCGGGTATCTGACCGGCGGGCAGCAAGCGCAGGCTGCTGGCAACATGGGCGCGCAGAACTCCATGAATCAAGGGTTCTCGAACGCGGGTAGTTCGCTACAGAATGCGTTGCTGATGAATCGGTTGTTCCCGAGTAGCGGTGGCGGGGGTGGTTCTCCGTTAACCGGCGGGTTTGGAGCGGCTATGTCACCAGCGTTAACTAACGTAAATCAATTTATGCCGTCCTACATGCAGAATCGAGGCGGGACTGGGTATTTTGGGACTGGGGGGCAATAACATGTCAGACGCATTCAACCAGATGCTCGCGCAAGGCCCGACGCCTATTAAGTTCGCAGATCCCGTCAACCAGATGGCGCAACTGATGCAGCTTAAGAACGCCCAGCAGACGGGCGTTGTTAACCAGATGGCGATTGATAAGGGGCAGCGGCAACAGGCTGACCAAGCGGCGTATCGCAACATGCTGGCCCAGCCGGGGTTTAACGTGAACGATCCGGCAACTCAAGCGCGGATGCTGGGGTTAGGCGGCGGCGAAGATTTAGCCGCGCTGGGTACGATGGCTAAAAACAGAATTGACATGGACACCCGACGCCAAGCCTTAGACAACGAAGCCTACGAACGCGAGGTGGAAGGCTACAAAGCTGGAGCGCCGTACAACGGTACGCGCGAGCAGATTGCCCAGCACTTTGAACTTGCCATGAATAATCCGATATTAAATACGCGGGGCGTTTTTGCGCAGCCCGGCGCCCGCGAAGGTTTTATGGCTAAACTTGCGTCTGACGAAGGTTTTGCTGAATTGCAACGGATGTCAAATTCAGCCAGCAGCGGAGTCAGTCAGCTAGACCGCGCGAAAATTGTGCGGCAACAACAGTTAGGTGCCGGCGGTGGGGCGGGCAGCACGCTAGAGTCCGGCGGGAACGTGCAGCAGGCGCAAATGTTTGCCGACGGGTCTTCCGCGTACATATCTAAAAACGGCAACATGGTCGTTAAAAACCCAGAGCAAAAGATTGTCACGGGCGCTGAAGCCGCGCGAGTGGTGCAGGCTGGTAATGCGTCTGGCGCAGCTAACATGGGCAACCGCGCGCAAGAAATGGAATCTGGTAAAGGCGCAGCTAAAGCGGCCACCGCGGCGTTTGCGGAAGTTGACAGGATCCGCGGCGCAAGCCGGCTGTACGATCAAGCGATTTCGGCAATTGACTCCGGCTCGCAGTCGGGCGCGCTTAACGAATTGTTCCCATCGATATTCGCGCCCACCGTCAATCTGGAATACATCCGCGACCAGCTAGGGTTGGCCGTGATTGCTGGCACCACTTTCGGCGCGCTTAGCGAAGCCGAGCTAAGGCTGGCGATGAACCAAGGGCTGCCGACCGGCCTAGAAGGTCCAAAACTTAAAGAATGGATCATTGGCAAAAAAGCTGCTGATGCAAAATTAGCAAACTATCTAGAACGCCAAGCGGTATTTTTAGAAGGCGGCGGCTCGCGCGGCGACTGGCTTAAAAAGACCGGCGCTAAGACTACAGATGGCGCGAAGGCACAAATATCGCCGGAAGATATGGCAGAACTTGACGCAATCGTGGGCGCGCAGTAATGGCTACCGCCGATCAATTGGGCGTGTGGATTCTTGCCAACAAGGACAAAAAAGGCACGCCGGAATTTGCAAAAGTTGTGAAAGGGTACGCCGCGCTCAGAGACACTGAATCCGCACCAGCCCCCGCCGCAGCGCCAGCCGCAGCGGCAGAGCCTGAGCGCGCAACGGGCGTTGAGCGCCCTGGCATACTTGGTACCGGCTTAGACATCTTGCAAGCCGGGGTCGAGGTGCCGCTTTCGATGCTGACCGGCGCGGGGGCGGGCGCAGGCGCCGGTGTAAAAGGCTTATACACGCTAGGCGCCACCGGCGGCGATGGGGCCGCCGCCGCGAAGGCGGTTGAAGATACGCAGCAGAAATACACCTTCGCCCCGCGCACGGCATACGGCCAAGCAGCGACCAACGCGCTAAGCGAACTGTTTAGCAACATCAACAAGCCCGGCGAAGCGGTAGCCAGCGCCGGCTATCCGGGCATGGGCACCGGCGTGACGACGGGCTTAAACGCGCTAGCGATGGTGTTAGGCGGCCCTGCGATCGGACGCGCTGCCGGCATGGCGCGGGGCGCGCCGGCAATGCTGCGGCAGGGCATAAACGCACCGCGCGCCAGCGCCCGCCAGCAGCAGACCGGTGCGGTGTCGCTCAGTGGCGCACCAGCGCCCATGCCAGCACCAGCGGCCGCAGCCGTGCCACCACCGGCACCACCAACACTATCCGCAGTAGCAACACCACCACCGCCACCAGCAGGCCCGGTCTATTCGCGCGCGGCGCTGCTCGAAATGGGGCGGCAGTTTAAGCGCGATAATCCAACCGCGACTGCGGCCGAACGCGCCGCAAATATGACCGAGATGGCGCGGCTATCGGGCAACGAAGCGCGGGTGGCTGACGTTGCTGGCCGTAATTTGCTGGATTACGCCGCGATAATGCCAGGCGAAACCAACACCGCGCTGTCTGCGATGCAGAGAAGCCGCGCGGTTGGGCGCCCAGAGCGGCTAGATCCTGTCGTTGAGATTATGAGCGGCGGCGCTGGCCGGGCGGCGACCGTAGCCAACGACCTTATTGCAACCCAGCAGGCTACGGCTAAGCCGCTGTACAACGCCGTCAACGCAATAGACATTGTCATAACGCCGGCATTAAGCCGCACGTTGACCGCGCTAAGAGATTCTGGCGCATTTACCCGCGCGCGCGAGATAGCAATCGCAGATGAGGTGCCGTTTGTCCTCGACGACGCGCAATTGTTGACGCCCGGCCGAAGCGTCAACATGGCCGTGCTAGACCAGATAATGCAAGCCCAAAGCGATATGATTAAGGCCACAAGCGCGGCGCAGCCGGTTTTGTCTCGGTCGTATGTAAGATTAAACGACCGGTTTAAATCCGCTTTAGACACGCTTACCGGCGGTGCGTATAAAGCCGCGCGGGATGCGTTCGCCGGGCCGGCTAAATCGCTTGACGCGCTGGAGAAAGGTCGCAAGTCGGGAAACCGCAACGCGGGGCAACGCGCCGAGGATATGGCTGGCATGGGGCCGGCTGAACTCCAGCACTACCGTATCGGCGCGGCTGAGCAACTGCGCGAGCAAATCGGCGACCGACCGGGCCAGAATAGGCTGATGAATGAGGAGTACAGCCGCAATGTGCGCGAGCAGTTGCAAGAGATTGCCAGCAGCCCCGCCGCGTATGAAGAAGCCTTAAAAATAATCAAGAATGAGAAAACGCTAAAAGAGCTAGAGTCGGTCGGGAAGGGAAGCCAGACCGCAGCGCGGCTGGCGATGGATGAGGACATGGCTACTAACGCGGTCGCCGGTTTGTCGGAAGTCGCGCGGGCCGCAACCGCTGGCGATTGGAACGCGGGGTTGAATTTTTTTATGAAGTACGCCAAAAGCCTACGGTTGCGCGAACCGGTGCGCAACGAAATCGGGCGGGCGCTGTTGAGCAAAGATCCTAGCATCTTTAAACTGATCGAATCCGCGCAAGCCGAAGCGCTTGCCGCACGCGCGACGGCCGCCCGCGCAGCAATTCCCACTGCGGGCGTTACCGCCGGGCAGCAGCCCGCGCCCCGCAACAACCAACTAGGACGGTAAATGGACTATCAGCCTCTAATCAACTACGGATTCGTTTCATTCTTCGCCGTTGCCGGCTGGTTTGCGAGAGAGCACATCGCCGCAATGAAAGAAATTAAACACGACATGTCTAAAATGCGGGAAAGCGGCCCAACGACTTACGTCCTCAAGGAAGATTACCGCCGGGACATCCTTGAAATTAAGGCGATGTTGACCAAGCTGTACGACCGGATTGATAAGCTATGATCGAAACACTGGGCGAGAAGCAGCGCAGGTTCACCCGCTTGGTCGGCCTGCTTATCGAATGGGCCTACGCCAACGGTTACGAGTTAACGTTCGGCGATGCTTTCCGCAGTGTCGAACAGGCAAAGCTAAACGCAGCGTCCGGCAAGGGCATTATTGGAAGCCTGCATTGCGAGCGTCTGGCCATCGACCTGAACTTATTCAAGCATGGAACCTACCAGACGGCTAGCGAGGCGTACGCGCCTCTAGGGGCCTACTGGGAGTCACTCGGGGCTGACTGTGCATGGGGCGGGCGGTTCTCGAAGCCCGACGGTAACCACTTCTCTATCCGATTTGGGGGGCGAGCATGAAATACTTTTTAGACAGGGCAAAAGAACCCAGCACCTGGCGCGGGTTGGCGCTGATGCTGGGTGCGTTAGGCGTTGGCGTGTCGCCGGATATGGTCAATGCGATTGGCGGCGCGGTCATTGCCGCGCTTGGTGCTATCGAGATTATTCGGCGGGAGCGGCATCCTCAGCCCTAAGCTCGCACGCTTGGCAGCGTCCTTGATGTTTGGCAGTCTCTAGCGCGTGCCGGAGCTGCCAAACTTGAGCGCGAAGGCTGTCGTTCTTGGCGGTTAGGTCTTTAATCCATTCTTCGTCTGTCATAGTTTGGCCCTTAGCAATTCTTCAATTTGTTTCACCAGCGTAGGTGCCGCTAGCGCCAACGCCCGCTCGCGGATAACGCCAGCCTTATAGGCTTCCGTATCGTCTTCCTCGCGGATAGCGCGAGGTTCAATCACGATATAGTCGTAGGTCATACTTCCCCCAAAAGTTTGTTGATGTACCAGCGCGCTTTCTCCAGGTCCTGCGCGCCTCCTTTCAGCTTCCAACGCCACAAGTACTTGATGGCTGCCCCAGTGCAGACCGCCTCGACGCCGTGCAGGCCGGTAGTGGCCGCGGCAATGGCGTCAATGCATTCGACTGCGCCTGCGGTGTAGTGGGGCGGGTGGTTTACTTGGTCGGGCATTTTTGATTCACCAGCGCCCGCGCAGCATCCGCTAAGTTTTGCGCCGCCTGCCATGCCGCCCATGCGGCGTTGTTCGCCGCCCATGCTTTCTCTTGCGCCGCTTCAGCGGCTGCGGCAAGTTCTTTAAGGGTCATTCTGGTTTCTCCTGCGCGGCGTTGTACGCCGATAACGCCGATTCTTTTGCCGCTTCCACAGCTTCCCATGCACTCCAAGTTTCGCTGTAGTGCCATGCGTCCCAAGCGGCTTCGAGCGCCGCCTCCGCTTTCTCTAGATCATTCACTCGGGTTTCTCCTGCGCTAACCGCAACGCACGCCGCTCGCGCTCCAGCTTGCGGTTCCTGTCTCTCGGCTTATCCACCCGATAAGCCGGGGGCTTTCGCAACTCAATGATCGGCAAGCCTTCCACCTCCCGCTCGTCGTCCGGGCCAGCCGGAGCGTAAGTGGGCTGCGTGCCGTCTAAGTTCATCCGCACCCGCCAAGCCCGCAGCGGGCACTTAACTGAGTCAAGGTAGGCGGCGCGTTCCATGGCAATTCGGTACTCCTGCGGGTCGATAAAGTAATACCGGTAACTTTCGTTACTGGTCTTGGCGGCGAGGCGGTCAATTGGCATGGGCCACCTCGCACGCAACGCCAAGATAGGGCGGCCAGCCGGACGCCCCATGGGTGGCCTTGTAGATGGCCGTCATGCTGCAGTACTGCGCCGTCTGGTCGTCCGTGTTGCCGCGCTCTAGGTAGGCGCTGGCGGCGACTACGGCGGCTAGGAGTAGTAGGATTTTCATGCCGCCACCGCCTTGCGACACTGGCCGCTGTACTTCCACTCGCCGAGGGCAACCCAAACGTCTGTAAACACTGCCTTTTTTTCGGCAGTCAAGGTGTACTTGCCGCTGCGGCCGGCCGCCCAATTTTTAATTTCACGCAGCGCGCCGCTTTCCTGCGCGGCGGAAATCTGTAAACGAAGGCTGTCAAACTGACAACCTTCCGGGTTTGTTAATGTTGCGCAAATGATCATGTTCGTATTCCTTGGTTACCCCGCCTTGCGGCGGGGCTGGTTGGTTAAAACGTGTTGGGTTTGATCAGCGCGTTGTAGGCGCTCATGTAGGCAATCGCAAAGTCCTCGACGTCCACCGTGTGAATGTCCTGCATCCACACGGCCCGCTGGGCAAGGCTGTGGAACTTGCGAAACGTTGCGCGGGGGCCGGCGCTAACAAACACGTGATGCATTCTGGTCAAGTCATTAACGGAAAAATTGTAAGTCATGTTCTTGTGTCCTTGGTTACCCCGCCTTGCGGCGGGGCTGGTTGGTTAAAGTACGAAGCGGCCGGTTTGAATCAGGGCGGTGGCCAGTGTGATTAAGAAACCCCGGTTTTTCCCTTCGTTGGTGGCGGCGGCGAAGATTTCGCGGGCGGTCATGTTGTCGGCAACTTTGGCATCGATGAAGGCGGTTACTTGGTTGTTCATGTTCGTATTCCTTGTGTTCGTTTGGTTTCGGCCTGCTCTGGTAGTAATAGTGACTGAACGGTCACATCAATGCAACAGGCACGAACAATTATTTTTACTTTTATTTCTGTGACCGTTTGCTAAACTATTCGGCATGCTAAAAATAGACAACCCGGCGGCAGGATTGGCGTTAACACAGGCGCTGCACAAACTAACCCAGACCGAGCTGGCCGACACGGTAGGGCTTAGCCCCTCGATGCTCAGCCATATCGTGGGCGGGCGTAAGCCTATCCCCGACCGCCTGCTGGCCTATCTAGGCTTTGAGCGCGTCCAACGTATCGAGCGGCTGTAACGGGCGACCGCGCCCGTCGTAGCGCCCCTTGTGGGGCGCGTTAGCGGGGTGCAGCACCCACTTCTCGCCCAACACATCTTTGGCATGCTGCAGCTTCGCTTCCATTGCCGGGGCCGGCCAGACCGGGGTGTCGTCGCCGCTCACGCCATCAACTCCCGGCGCTCGCGCGACTTGCGCACGGCGCTGTACCGCTGGTGCAGCTTAAGCAGCACGGTCACACGCTGCGCGCCGTCACGTTCGGCGTCCAACGCGCGTTTGATCTCCGGCTCGGTCATTTTCGGCAGGTAAAGTAGCAGTTCTCGCCAGGTCATCATTTGAGTGCCTCCACGGCTATATCCGAGATGGATTTCTTGTCGCGTAACGCGGTCAGAATTTTGTCGTCGATCGTACCGGGCGCTGACAGCACATACACCCACACCGCATGCCGCTGGCCGGAGCGGTGCAGCCGGCCGATGGTTTGCTCGTAGAGTTCCAGCGACCACGGCAACGAAAAAAACACAACACGGCTGCCGCCGGCCTGCAAGTTCAACCCGTGGCCGGCAGACTTAGGGTGCACCAGCAGCAACTCGATTTCGCCCGCGTTCCACCGCGCGATAGCATCCGGGGCGTCCAGCGTGATAGCCCGCGCGCCGTAGTCTTGCTGGAGTGCGGCCAACTCGGCCTTGTAGTTGTAGACGATGATCGTGGGCGCGCGCTGGTTCTCGGCCAGCAGCTCGGCCAGACGGTCGAGCTTGTGGTCGGATAGCCAGTGCGTTTCGCCGTCAGCGTAGATAAACCCCGACGCCATTTGCTGCAACTTGCTAGTGACCGCCGCGGCACTGGCCGCAATCGCTTGCTGGTCGTTGCCAAGTTCTAGCACGAACTGCTGCCGCATGGCTTCGTAGCCAGTCTTGTCGTGCAGCTCGCACGCTAGGACGACTGTGTGCGCCGGCGGCAGCGTGTCGGTGTACTCGCCCGGCTCCAGCAGGTAGGTCGCTGGCTTAATGCGGGCCATCACGCGCTCAAGCGAGCCGGGCAGGACGTGCCACTCCCCGTACTCCCTGTTCGCACAGTAGAAATATTGCTGGAGGAACGCGCCTTTGCTGCGGCCAAGCAACGACTTGTCGATCATCTTGCACTGCCCGAACACGTCCTCTAGCCCGTTCGACGTAAACGAGCCGGTCAACCCCCAGCGGATGTCAATGTTACGAATGACTTTCTCCAAGGCTTTAAACCGCTTGCCACTGGCGTTTTTAAGCCGGGTCAATTCGTCAAACACGATGGCGTCAAAATATAACGGTTGCTCGGCCAGCCATTGCAAGCAGTCATAATTTGTCACCACCACATCAGCCGGCGCGCAGAGCGCCGCTGTGCGTGCGGCCGGCGTGCCTAGCGCCAATACTACCCGCAAGTTAGGTGCCCACAGCGCCGCCTCCGTGGCCCACACCGACTGGGCCACCCGCTTGGGTGCGAGCACCAGAAATCGGTGCGCTTGTCCGGCAGCTTTTGCGCCCGCCATCGCGGTCAGCACGGTGGCCGTCTTGCCGGCCCCGACGGGGGCCAGCATCATGCCGCGCGAGCAAGCGCGCAGGAAGTCAGCGCCGGCTACTTGGTAGTCTCTGAGGATCATTTAATAGACCCCATGCTGTCGCAGCCACTGCTGGTACTTGTCCATTTCCAATGGCTTTAAGTCTGTCCACCCGAGCGGCCACCCCATTAGCCACTCGACCCACGTCGGGTTCAGCGCGCCACCAGCTCGGGCCGCTAGCGTCGGCTCGTTCCGCAAAGCCTCGCTCGGTGAATTGAATTCCTTCGCGTTGTGCGCTGTCGGTGTCGGCCATAGCGTCCGGGCGCTCAGTGCTTCGATCAGCGTCCCGCCTTCCCTCGCCTTGCTCGGCGTCACCAGCCCGCCGTTGGTTCCCAGTGTGCTGGTGGGCGTGGGCCACAATCCAGATTCTGTCGCGTCGGTGGGGCGCACCAACGTCTGCCGCCGAAACAACTCCCCACTCTGCATCGAACCCCATCTCGGCAAGGTCGGCGAGGACAACGTCGAGTCCTCGAAGAGTGAGCATTGGGCTGTTTTCAATGTATGCGTACTGTGGTCGTACCTCCCCAATGATTCGTGCCATGTGTTTCCACATGCTGGATTTTTCCCCGGAGATTCCAGCCCCGCGTCCTGCGGAACTAATGTCTTGACAGGGAAATCCGCCAGATACGACGTCAACAATTCCTCGCCAAGGGTGTCCGTCAAAGGTTTGAACGTCATCCCAAATCGGGAAAGGCGGGAGAATGCCGTCATTCTGTCGGGCGCACAGTACGCTTGCGGGATAGGGTTCCCATTCGACGGCGCAGACTGTTCGCCATCCGAGCAAGTGCCCGCCGAGTATGCCGCCACCAGCGCCTGCGAAAAGAGCCAACTCATTTAAAATTCCCACTTTTGGTAGTCTCGGAGAGCCATTGGTCAATGTCCTCATTGCTCCAGAGCACGACGTAGTTCTGCTCTAACCGTGCCATCGTTTTGCCAAAAATAATTTGCAGCGGCGACAGCCGACCGCCGGCCGTTTTAACCTCAACGAACCACGTCCGGCCGCCCGGCAGGCACACCACGCGGTCGGCCACGCCGCCGGTGGGCGAGCGCCACTTATACGCTTGCCCACCGGCGGCTAGCACGACTTTGCGCAAGTGCGCCTCGACGTCGCGCTCTAGCATCAGCGAGACAAGTTCCAAGCGTCGGTAAACCCTCGTTTGTATGCATCAGTGATGGCGGTTTCGTGCTTAGCCTGCGCCGCGATGGCGGCCAGTTCGTTAGCCAGCACCGCATCATGACGCGCAGACTCCGCCCGGCGCGCTTCCCGCGCCGTGTACATTCCGTGCATTTCCATAGTTAATCGGTTTATCTCAATGGCCAATCGGGCTGCCAACGAGTCCTCATCTCGCTGGCGGAGACGTAACATGGCTTCTTTGATTTCTTGGTTCATTTTTTTACCTTTTCTGTGTTGTTGCCTGTTGCCACTGTAACAAGTTCGCAAACAAGTTGACAAGCCTTTCGTTTGTCTTCAATCTTGTTACACAAACCAAGGGACGCGTCATGCAACACAGTACAGTAGTAGGCGGCAGCACAGCCGCCCGAGTTATCAACTGCCCCGCGTCCGTCGCGATGGCGGAACAAATGCCGGCGCGGGCCAGCAGCAGCTATGCGGATGAAGGCACGCTGTTGCACGACGCCATCGCAACGGTGCTCGACACCGGCCGCAGCGCCAAGCAGTGCTTGGGCATGCGCTTCAACGCCGAGATTCTGACGCAGGAACTGATCGACGAGAAATTGTTGCCGGCGCTGGCTGCGCTTGATGAAATTGACCCGGACAAATCTGCTGAGATGTCAGTGGAAACCCGTGTGGATTTTGGGAACTTCATCCCGCAGGCGTGGGGGTCGTGCGACGTGATCATGCGGATAGGGCCTAAGGTTATCGTGTTGGATTGGAAGTTCGGCCGCGAGCCGGTGTCGGCGGTGGAAAACGCGCAGCTAATGTTCTACGCCTGCGCTGCCATGCGCACGGCAGCACTCGACTGGGCATTTCAAGGCGCTACCGAAATAGAGTTGGTCATCGTGCAGCCGCCCGGCATGAGCCGCTGGACCGTGACGCACTTGGAGCTTGAGATTTACGAGCGCACGTTACGCGCCGCGGTAATGGCGAGCCAAGCCCCCGAGCCGCGATTGGCGGCCGGCGCTTGGTGCCGGTGGTGCCCGGCTAAGCCGACCTGCCCGGCACACACGGGTGCGGTGGAGCGTGCGCTGGCGCTGAAACTCACGGCGCTGGACCCGGCGATGGTTGGCCAGTACCTGCGCAATGCTGAGCTGCTCGAAGGTTGGATCCGCGACCTGCGCGCGCTGGCTATGACCAAGCTGGAGGCCGGGCAGCCGGTGGATGGGTATAAACTAGTGGCTAAGCGTGCGACGCGCGCTTGGCGGGATGAGACTGACGCTGCGGCCGCATTGCGCGCCGCGGGCGTAGACGAATCGGAACTGATGGTGTCTGAACTCAAGTCGCCGGCGCAGGTGGAGAAAGTCCTTAAAAAGACTAAAACCACGATGCCCGACGGCTTAATTGTGTCTATCAGTTCGGGTCACACACTGGCGAGTGAGGATGATTCCCGCGCGCCGGTGGTGCTAATCGGGCAGCAAATACTTGCCGCCCTTAATAAACTGTAAAAGGAAATTAAGATGGAAATTGTAAAATTCGGCAACGCCAACCTCCCCAGCGTGCAGACGCTGGCCACCCAACTGCGCGGGCTGACGGAAGCGTCCGGCGGCGGCAATGGCGGGGCGGTCATCCTCAAGATGGATAAGACCGGCCATTGGGTGTACGGCGCTGACCAGACCGAGGTCGAGCGTGATTCGCTGTGGGCGGTTAACCCGTACAGCTTCATCCACGGTTGGATTGCGTGGGGCGACGGCGCGGTGTTGGGCGAGAAGATGGTGGGCGTTAGCGAGCCGGTGCCGCAGCTTGGTGACGCGCCTTTCGGTGCGTCGCGCGGCTGGGAGCGTCAAGTGGGGTTCTCGCTGGTGTGCACCACCGGTGAGGACAAGGGACTAGAAGCGCGCTTCAGCGCGACTAGCGTTGGCGGCAAAAAAGCCGTGACTGAACTGGCGATTGAGCTAGCGCGGCGTGTGGACGCCGACCCGGAACACCCGGTGCCGGTTGTGAGCCTTGGCAGCGACTTTTATACCCACAAGTCCTACGGGCGTATCTTTACGCCTATCTTTGCAGTTAAGTCGTGGGCCGCGCTGAGCGGGGCGATGTCGGACGAGCCTGTCGAAGCGTCTGCCTCGGAAGCACCTACCCGCAAAACTCGCCGTTAATCGGAGGCGGGGCGGTAACGCCCCGTTTTTTTTATGATCTTATGGATTGACCTCGAGTGCCAAGGCACTGCGGATTTAAAAACCGTGGGCGCTTACAACTACGCTCGCGACCCCGGAACTAACAGCCTCTGTTTTGCATGGGCAATTGATGATGGCGTGGTGCAGCTGTGGCGGCGCGGCGAGCCGATACCGCCCGCTGTGGCCGGGCACACCGGCCAGATACGCGCCCACAACGCCGCTTTCGAGCGGCTGATTTTTTGGTATGACTTGCAGTTAGATTTTAAGCCCGAGCAGTTTTACTGCACCGGTGCGCAAGCCCGCGCTAACTGCGCCCCTGGGGCACTGGCCGACGCCGGCCGGTTTCTCGGCGCGAAAATGCAAAAAGACCACGCAGGAGCGGCGCTACTACGCAAGTGCTGCCAACCACCCTTTGCCGGCACCGCGGCCGACTACACGGCGCTGGAGGAGTACTGTCGGCAGGACGTGCGCGCTATGCGGGCAATGAGTCTTGCCCTGCGCGAGCTAACCGCCGATGAGCTAGCCGATTATCACGTTAACGAGGCGATTAACGACCGCGGCATTTTAGTAGATGTGGCGCTGTGCGTTGCCGCGCAGGAGTACTCAAGCGCCGAGACTAATGCGATTGAGAACGAAGTGTGGGAGCTGACCAGTGGTGCGGTCAACGGTGTGCGCACACCGTCGCTGCGGGCGTGGGTGGCCGCCCAGCTAACCCCCGAGCAGCTACCGCTGATGGTTGTCAAGGGTGGGCGCGAGAGTATTGACAAGTCCGTACGTGCCGCTCTGCTGGCGTGTCCAGACTTAGCGGCTGACGCCCGCGCGGTGGTGCTGGCGGCTGACGCCCTGTGGGCGTCGTCAATTGCTAAGTTCGCGCGCTTAGGTGCGCTGGCTGATGTGGAGGACAGCCGCGTACGAGGCGCGTTCGTGTTCAGTGGCGGGGCGGCGACTGGCCGGTACGCTAGCTTTGGCGCGCAGGTGCATAACTTTGCGCGGCGGGTGGTGGCCGACCCTGACGCCACCCGCGCCGCGATGATTGGGAGGCTGCCGCTGGTGCCTGACCACGGCCCGCGAATTACCGATGTGCTGCGCGGGATGCTGCGGCCAGCACTGGTGCCCGCGCGGGGTAAGCTGTTCGTGACCGCTGACTGGTCAGCGATTGAGGGCCGCGTCAACCCGTGGCTTGCCGACACGCCGGCCGGCGAGGACAAGCTGGATGTGTTCCGCGCCGGGCAAGACCCTTACAAACGTAACGCCGCGGCGACCTACGGGGTTGGCTACGACGCGGTGTCCGAGCAGCAACGCCAAGTCGGTAAGGTCCAAGAGCTGGCGCTGGGGTTCGGCGGCGGCGGTGGTGCGTTCGAGGCGATGGCGCGCGGCTACGGGGTCGTGATGAGCGAGGCCGAGGTCAAGGCCGCTATCCGCAAGTGGCGCGGGGCTAACCCGTGGGCGGTGGACTTTTGGAGCCAGCTTGAGTCGGCCTACCTTGCTGCCATGCGCCGGCCCGGCACGCATCAAGCCGCGGGGCGGATTACCTATTACTATGACGGCCGTCACCTTTGGTACGCACTGCCTAGCGGGCGGGTGTTGTGCTACCCGTATGCTGAGTTCGGCGAGGATGGCAGTGTTGAGTTTGCTAAAGCTGCGCTTAAGCCCGCAGCGAGTGCGGCACGTTGGCCGCGTGCGCGGCTGTGGCACGGGCTGGCGTGCGAGAACGTGACGCAGGCGTGTGCGGCCGACTTGCTGCGGCACGCGCTGCGGGCGGTGGCAGACACCGCCGTGATGCACGTTCACGACGAAATTGTTTTAGAGGTGCCGCGCCGCGACGCAGAGCGCGCGCGAGAGGCGCTGGTCCTTATCATGGAGACACCGCCCGCGTGGGGCGGTGGCCTACCCCTAGCAGCTACATCTAAGATTCGAACTTGCTTTGGCAAGTAGGAGGCTACATGGATTTCTTTGAGTTCTACGCGGGCTTGGCGCCCGAGGGCGAGACAGCCCTACTATTACGGCAAAAGCCCGTCCGGCCAGCCGCGACGCACGCTGACGGCTCGCCCAAATGCACGTTTATTCCGATGCTACCGACCGCACCGCGCGGCCCTAGCTGGTCGCTGTACGGCAACACGGGCAGTTTCATCATGGCCCGCTTCCCCGACGGCCGGCCGGTGGCCCAGTCTGCGTGCGTGGATTTCCCGCTGCTGCTGGTGCTGGATGACTGCGGCACGGATAAGGCGCCCATGCCGACCGTACCGCCGACGTGGCTTATCGAGTCATCACCGGGTTCGTTCCAAGCCGGTTATGTGTTTGACACGGATGGCGTGCCCACCAAGGCGCAGTTTATTGCGCTGGTGCGGGCGCTGGCTGCTAAGGGCCTGACCGACCCCGGCGCTGGCGGTATCGTGCGCAACTTCCGAGTGCCCGGCTCGGTCAACCTTAAGCCCGGCCGCGACGGCTTTGCTGCGCGGCTAGTCGATTTTGAGCCAACGCGGGCGTTTACCTATGCAGCATTGTGCGCAGCATTCGACGTGCCGCCCAGTGCGGCCGGTGCGCCGGCTAACCCGTGGCAGCCGCAGCACGCGCTGGCCGACGACGGCGGTGATGATGTGTGGGCGTGGCTGGGCGCGCAGGGGCTGATTATCTCGCGCCCTAACGCCGAGGGCTGGGCCGGCGTTGTCTGCCCTAACGCTGCCGAGCACACCGATGGCAACCCCGAGGGCCGCTACTCACCATCGCTGCGGTCGTACTGCTGCTTGCACGGGCACTGTGTGGACTTTCACTCGCGGGAGTTCTTGGCGTGGGTGGCGGGCGCTGGTGGCCCTGAGCGTGAGCAGGGGCTACGTGACGAGCTTTTGGCGCTTACCATGGCTACCGCCCTAGCTAGGTTGCCTACGGGCGTTGTGGAGGCTGTGAGCGCGGCTGAGGCGCTTGACGAGGTGCGCGAGCGTGAGCATGGGCGGATTGAGCGGGCTGAGCTGCATCACACGTGGGCGTATGTCGTGGCCGATGACGGCTACTTCAACCTCGACGACCGCACGGAGATTAGTCGGCGGGCGTTCAACGCGCTTTACGGCCACATCGAGTGCCGATCACCGCATGGCAAGCGTGCGCTTATCTCGGCATCAACTTGGTTCGACGCTTATCGCCAGCCGATGGACGGGCGAGCGCTGGCCGGCATCACTTATGCGCCCGGCGAGTCAGTGCTGGTCGAGCGGGGCGGCGAGGCTTATGGCAACCGATGGGTGGACGCCCGCTGCGGGCGGGTGACGGGCGCTGTGGGCGCTGGCCCGTGGCTAGAGCATGCTGAGACTGTATTGCCTAACGTGCGCGAGCTGGAGCACCTGCTGGACATTCTAGCGTTCAAGCTGCAGCACCCGCGCGTCAAGATTAACTGTGGTGTCCTGCTGGCTGGCGTGGCGGGCTGTGGCAAGGACTCGCTGATAGCGCCTTTCCTGCGCGCTGTGTGCGGTCCGGCGCAGCTTAACCGTGGGCTGGTGCAGAACGATGAGCTGTCGGCCCAGTGGGGCTATCACCTTGAGTGTGAGGTGCTCATCCTTAACGAGCTTAAAGACCCTAACGGCGAGGCCCGCCGCGCGCTGGCTAACAAGCTTAAGCCGCTGCTAGCAGCGCCGCCCGAGTATCTCTCGATCAACCGCAAAGGCTTGCGCCCCTATGACGCGCTTAACCGACTGCTTGCGATTGCCTACTCCAACGAGCAGGTGCCGCTAGCTATCGATAGCAGCGACCGCCGCTGGTTCGCACTGCGCTCGCCCGCCCAGCGTATGGAGCCGGCTGCCGCGGCCGCGCTGTGGGGCTGGTACGAGCACGGGGGTGGCTACGCCGCGGTCGCTGAGTACCTGTGGACCCGCGATGTGTCGGCGTTTATGCCAGGTGCGGCGCCGCCCAACACGGCTTACCGGCAGACGCTGGTTATTGAGGGACGTTCGACGGCTGAGGAAATATTGGTGGACCTTATCGAGACTCGCGCGCCGCCGTTCACCCGCGGGGCCATCTGCGGCCCGTTTGCTGAGCTGTGCGCGAGCGTGCAGGCGCAGGGTGCGGCCGGCGCGCGGATACCCAAGGCGGCGCTACTGCATGCGTTGGCGGAGTGTGGCTGGATTGATTGCGGCGTAATTCACTCGCGCGACTTCCCCACTAAGCGCCAAGTCTACTGCGCGCCGGAGCTAGCAGACGAGCCAAAATCCGAAATAAGACGGCTCGCGGAGACTAAATCAGGTGGGGATGCGTTCGCCGGGCTAAGGATTGTGTAGTGGGTAGCGTGTGGGTGGCTGTGGGTGTGCTGATGGGTAGGTTTGTGGGTAGTACGCGCTGCCGCTAAGTTGTTGACTGGCGTATTGTTTCTGTGTTTGTGGGTAGTTTTAGATATATAGCTAGAAATTCTTAAGAACATAAATAGGTTAGTGGTTACTAACATAAATATACCTATAGGGGGTCCAGTTGCGCGAAGGCGCTAAAACTACCCACAAATCGCGAAAAACGGCTAAATGTTTAGGCGGTTCAGTGAGTTGCGTGTGGGTAGTTTTGAAATGCTGACTACCCCAAACCGCACACAACTACCCATAATCGAGGCTAAAACTACCCACAAATCTGACTCGGCGGGGCGGCGCATGCCGAAAGCATGCGGAAAGCACGCTGAACGGCGCGCACCGCGCGCCAACCGCCCGCCGCGGCGCAATTTGCAACCCAGTCCAAAATCCGGTACGCTCACACTTGAGCGTACTGCTCAACGCATGACCTGACCCCCTCCGATTGTTAACATCGCTTTTTGCCTGATTGTTAACACTGCTGCCTAGCCGCAACGCTACCGGATAACAAACCGGATAGCTCACACACCGCGACCCTCGCGCACCTAGCAACGGCAAGGGGTTAGGCCACCAGTGTGAGTGAGGTGGCGTCACTCACGCGCCGGTTCGCACATCTTTATGTGGGGATGGATGTGGGTACGACGGCGCATACCCCCGACGCGGCCATATGGCACGGGCATGCACGACGGATGCTGCATCCGCCATACCCCTACACCCTAGCCCGTAGCGCGGCGCTGTGACGTAGGCTGGGGGCTAGGCAGGGGTAGGCAGGGCGCAGCAGGCGTGAGCCGGTGTGCGTGGGCCGGTAGGCCCCCGGGTAGGGCCGACGGCAAAGGGCCTTTCGTTGTAGAGGGTCCGTACAAGATTTTTATTTTTTTTAAACCATAGACGGAACCATAAAGTTTATGGCGGGCGGCCATAAACTTGCTAGCGTACTGCCACCCGCTTATATTTAACCAATGAGTATCCGCGCATTACCGTTGTCAGTTCGCGAGATCCGCGCGACCGAAAAGAACCTCGACGCGCTGTACGCTGCGGCGTACATGGGCTTGTCGGGCGACTCAATGGCGCTAGCCGCAGGGCTGCTGCCTGCGGAGTACCGCACGCTGGCGAGCATGGACCCGTTGGTCGAGCTAGCCGAGGCGAAGGCGCGCGCTGACGCTGAGCGTGCGCTAGCGGGCGTTGTGCAGGACGCGGCCCTAGGCGGCGATGCCAAGATGGCGCTGGAGCTGCTGCGGCATAAGTATGGGTGGGTGGCGAAGACGCACGTGCAGGTGGACGTAGCGCAACAGATCTCGATCATCTCGGCGCTCGATCTAGCTCAAACCCGTGTCATTGAAGGAACCGCACGCCAATGCCTACCAACAACCTAGCGCCAAAAACCAAAAACAAACTAGGCATTGCCAGTTCGATTCCGCCCAAAATGTCAGAGCGGTTTGGCAGTGCGGTGTTGCCCTATTTGCAAAGCGTGCAGGAGTTATTTCCGCCCACCAATCCTTACGGGCAGGCAACAAGCAATTTCCTGCTAGGCCAAGCCCCGCAAGCAGCCCAGCGAATGGCTGAGGGCTATCCCAATGTGCTGTTCGACACCCGCAACCCGCTAGGCGGCAATCGCATTGTTAATCCGGCGGCGCTGGACATGGCCGTAGCATTGCCGATTGGAACGGCGCTGAAGGGGGCTGGGCTGGCTGGTGGCGGGGTGGCTGCGACGTTTGCAGGCGTTGGCGCCAAGACTGCCAATAGGGAGGCGTTGTTGGTTGCCGAGAGGATGAAAGCCGCGGGTGCGCCGGATGAAGAGATCTACAAGGCGACCGGTTGGTTCTTTGGCAGTGCGGATGGTAAGCCGAGGTTTGAGATAGACGATAGCGCCTCAATGTTCAATGCATCCGGAGCGCCCGGTTCTCGCGTTTCAAATGACTGGCCTCACGCCAGTATGCCGGATGAAAATTACGGCCCAGCCGTTGGTCGCTATGCCATCATGGATCACCCGGCGCTGGAGAAAGCATACGGCAGCGTGGTGCCCAACACTTTTGTGCGCAACAAGAACACCTTATTTGGTGATGGGCCGCTAGGTTCGTTTGATCCCGCAACTGAATCCATCACCATGTACGCCCCGGCGAAGGCGCAAGACGCACGATCCACCACCCTCCACGAACTCCAACACGCCATCCAGCAGCGCGAGGGGTTTGCTAGGGGTGGGAATCCTGAGGCGATGTACTATGAACATCAAGCAGCGGCAAATGAAAGACTTGCTGCTCTTAATAACAGGCTAGCAGAAATAGAAAAGTCTGATGCTAGCGGATTGAGAAGAGCGGCAAAACCGGGGTTTGAGGATATATATGCGGCTATAAAACGAGAAATTTATACTTTAACAAATACGCCTGTTGATTCGTTTGGACAATACCGACGCCTAGCCGGCGAAGCCGAAGCCCGCCTAACCCAGTCCCGCATGGACATGACTGGCGCAGAGCGCGCCGCGAGCTACCCGCCGGACATGTACGACGTGCCAGTGGGTGATCAGATCGTGCGGTATGGGGATGGGGCCGAGTCCCAAGCCATCGCCCGCTACCGTGAAGTCAAAGGGCCTAAGTCAGTGGTCAGAATGGAAGCAGCACTACGCACAGCCGGCGTGCCACTGCCCAAGAACGAGCCAGTGGCGTACATTCAGGGTCTTGTCGATCGCGCGCATCGGAGGAATTAAGTGCTAAAGTATCGGAACCGACTAGCGCGCAAACGCTAGCCGGCCCCTGCCCATCAACGAAGTGAGGTCGCTAATGTCTGACAATATTTTAACCCAAGAACGCCTGAAAGAATTATTAAGTTACGACCCGGAGACGGGTGTGTTTGTTCGTATAAAACAAACATCAAGCAATGCTTTGGTTGGCAATGTTGCTGGGAATACCAACAATAAAGGCTATCGAGGAATTCGCATTAACGGAAAAATGTTTAAATTACACCGGCTAGCATGGCTTTACATGACCGGCACGTTTCCGCAAACCGACATTGACCATATTGACCGAAACCCGTCAAACAACCGGTTTGCAAATTTGCGCGTTGTTACGCGCAGCGAAAACATGCAAAACACAAGCAAATATCTAAATAACACATCAGGCTTTAAAGGCGTTAGCTATGACAAATCCACAAGAAAATGGTACGCCTCAATAACGCTTAATACTGTTCAAAAAAACCTCGGCCGTTTTTCCACCCCCGAGGAAGCTAGCGCCGCCTACCTAGCTGCTCAAAAAATCTACCACCCAACCTGCCCCAGCCTCTAAATGCAAAAGCCCATCTACTCAGCCTCCGACGAGCAGCTCTTAATGAGCCGTATCTGGTCGCCGCAGGTCAAGGATGACCCTGAGGCTTTCGTGCTGTTCTGCTTCCCTTGGGGACAAAAGAACACGCCCCTTGAGAAGTTTAACGGCCCGCGGGCTTGGCAGCGCGAATTGCTGCGAGACTTGAAGGCGCACATCAAGAAGAACAACGGCGCGCTGGCCATGGACACGCTGCGCTCGGCCATTGCCTCCGGGCGCGGTATTGGCAAGTCAGCCATGGTGAGTTGGTTAATCCTGTGGATGCTCTCTACCCGCATTGGCTCTAGTGTGGTGGTGTCCGCCAACTCAGAGGCGCAGCTACGCTCCGTCACTTGGGGCGAGCTGGCCAAGTGGTCAGCCATGCTGATTAACTCCCACTGGTGGGAGATTAGTGCGACCAAACTGGTGCCGGCGGTGTGGCTCACAGAGCTAGTCGAGCGTGACCTAAAGCTCGGCACGCGCTACTGGGCGGCAGAGGGCAAGCTGTGGTCAGCGGAAAATCCTGACTCTTATGCTGGCGTGCATAACCACCAAGGCATGATGCTGATATTCGATGAGGCGTCCGGTATCCCCGACCCTATCTGGTCGGTGGGTTCGGGCTTCTTTACCGAGAACATCCCCGACCGCTACTGGATGGCGTTCTCTAATCCGCGGCGTAACACCGGTTATTTCTTCGAGTGTTTCAACGCCAAGCGGGAGTTTTGGACGACCAAGCAGGTTGATGCGCGAACGGTCGAGGACACGGATAAGCAGGTCTACGAGCAGATTATTGCGGAGTACGGCAAGGACTCATCCGAGGCGCGGATTGAGGTGTATGGCGAGTTCCCGACCGAGGGCGAGGACCAGTTCATCTCCCCCCAGTTGGTTGATGACGCCTTCGCCCGCGATAAATACAAGGATGAGACAGCCCCGCGGGTGATGGGCATCGACCCGGCACGCGGCGGTGCGGATAGCACGGTGATTGTCGTGCGCCAAGGGCGGGACTTGCTTTCAATTAAGCGATACCACGGCGAGGACACCATGGCCATAGTGGGGCGGGTGATTGACGCAATGGAGGAGTTCAAACCGACCATGACCGTGATTGATGAAGGCGGGCTAGGCTATGGCATCCTCGACCGGCTGAATGAGCAACGCTACAAAGTACGCGGCGTTAATTTTGGCTGGAAAGCCAAGAACTCAATTATGTACGGCAATAAGCGCGCTGAGATATGGGGCACGATGAAGGATTGGCTAAAGTCTGCTAGTATCTCCCAAGACAGGCAGCTAAAAGCTGACTTGACGGGGCCAACAAAAAAGCCTAATTCTGCGGGGACTATCTTTTTGGAAGGCAAGAAAGAAATGCGAGCACGAGGGTTGGCGTCCCCGGATGCGGCTGACGCGCTAGCAGTTACTTTTGCTTTCCCAATCGCTCACCGCGAAGCTGTCGATAAACCTCGCCACATCACCACGCAAGGTCGGGGTGGCGTCACTAACTCTTGGATGGGAAGTTAAAATGGCTAATAGCAAAGCAATCGGCGTCGCGTTTAGCGACCAAGACATTACCGGCGCTGACACACTGTTGTCTAACTCTAAGCTGGGCTACACCACCGCCGCGCTGGGCTTGGTTACGCAGCTCGCCAATAAGACCGCCGGCGTGACGCTAAACAAGCCCGCTGGCCGCATTACAATGGCCGCCGACGCGCTAGCCGGCACAACGGCTTCCAGCTTTATTCTGACTAACAGCTTTATCAGCGCCAACGACGTGTTGACGCTGTGCGTGTCTGGCGGCGCGGTTGCCGACCCATTAGCCTACACGGCGTATACCAGTTTGCTTTCGGCAGGCTCGGCGGTAGTTACCTTGCGCAATATGACGGCTACCTCGCGCTCAGAGGCGGTGGTGCTTAACTTCGCGCTGTTGCACTGCGAATAAGTGAAAGACACTCTGGCAACTGCCCGCCATCGCATGACGATGGCGATTGCGGCTTACTCCGAGTCTCGCGAGAACGAGCTAGACGACCTGCGCTTTTCTGCAGGCTCGCCGGATAACCGCTGGCAGTGGCCGGCTGATGTGCTTTCGACCCGCGGGTCAGTGCAGGGGCAGACGCTTAACGCGCGCCCCTGTCTGACGATTAATAAGCTGCCGCAGCATATTAAGCAGGTCACCAACGACCAGCGCCAGAACCGCCCTGCGGGTAAAGTTATTCCGGCTGACGATAAAGCCGATATTGCGGTGGCTGAGATATTTGATGGACTGGTTCGTTATATTGAGTACATATCCGATGCGGATGTGGCCTATGACACTGCCTGCGAGAATCAGGTCACCTTTGGCGAGGGCTACATACGCCTCTATACTGATTATTGCGATGATGATTCGTTCAACCAAGACATTCGGATTGGACGTGTGCGGAACTCTTTTGCGGTTTACATGGACCCCACCATCCAAGACCCCTGCGGCGCGGATGCAGAATGGTGCTTCATTACCGAAGACATCCTGAAGGAAGAATACGAGCGCGATTATCCTAACGCCATGCCGATTTCGTCCTTGATGTCGCAAGGCGTGGGCGACCAATCGGCTGGCGAGTGGATCAACGAGGACACCATCCGCATCGCGGAGTATTACTACGCCGAGTACGAGAAAACCACGCTTAATCTGTACCCGAACGGAGAGTCCTACTACGCTGACGCGCCCGAAGCCAAGCAAATGACGCAGATGGGGCTTGCTCCGACCAAGACCCGTAAGGTCAACCGGCGCAAGATTAAGTATTGCAAGATTAACGGCTTCGAAATCCTTGACGAGAAGGACTGGGCCGGCAAGTGCATCCCCGTTATTCGGGTAGTGGGCAACGAATTTGAGGTAGACGGCCGAATGTTCGTCTCCGGCATCGTGCGCAACGCCAAAGATGCCCAGCGGATGTACAACTATTGGGTTAGCCAAGAAGCTGAGATGCTGGCATTGGCACCCAAAGCGCCGTTTATTGGCTACGGTGGCCAGTTCGAAGGCTACGAGATGCAGTGGAAGACGGCCAACACCAACAATTGGCCGTATTTAGAAGTAAATCCCGACGTCACCGACGGTCAAGGCGGCGTCCTGCCGCTCCCGCAGCGCTCGCAGCCTCCGATGGCTCAGAACGGCCTGATTGCCGCCAAAATGGGCGCGTCCGACGACATTAAAGCCACCACGGGGCAGTACGACTCAAGCCTCGGCCAAACGTCGAATGAGCGCTCTGGCAAAGCCATTCTGGCGCGGGAGCGGCAGGGCGATACGGGCACTTATCACTACATCGACAACTTGGCCCGCGCTGTGCGGTACGTCACGCGGCAGATTGTTGACTTAATCCCCAAGATTTACGACACCCAGCGCATTGCGCAGATTGTCGGCCTAGACGGCGACTCGGATTCGGTCAAGATTGACCCCGACCAGCCGGAACCAGTGCGCGAGATTGTCAACGAAGAAGGCATTGTGCTGGAGCGCATTTATAACCCTGGCGTCGGCAAGTACGACGTGCGGGTAACGACTGGCCCAAGCTACATGACCAAGCGGCAAGAAGCCATGGAGGCGATGTCGCAGATTCTGCAGGGAAACCCGCAGTTGTGGGCCGTTGCTGGCGACTTGTTCATCAAGAACATGGATTGGCCGGGCGCGCAGGAACTAGCCAAGCGGTTTGCCAAGACCATTGACCCGAAGTTGCTGGGAGATGACGACAAATCGCCGGAGTTGCAAGCGGCCGAGCAGCAAATGCAGGCGATGGGCCAAGAACTCGACCAGATGCATTCCATGCTCAAGAACGTCAGCCAATCGATGGAAGCGCAAGAACTGAAGATTAAAGAGTACGACGCCGAGACTAAACGCATCAGCGCGACCATGGCCGGCATGACCCCCGACCAGATTCAGGACATTGTCATGGGCACAATCCATGCGGCGATGGAATCGGGCGACTTGATGTCGCCGAACAGCGGCATGCCGGAGATGCCGCCGCAAGAAATGATGGGTGAGCAGCCAGAAATGCCGCCGGAGGCGATGCAATGAAAATGGCAGAGCTACTAGGCATGTTTTTCCTAGCGCGGGATGTGGCGCACAGCGTCCACCTAAACACTCGCAGCTTTGCCAAGCACATCGCCCTGCAAGAATTCTACGAAGGCATTATCCCGCTGGCCGATGGGTTGGCCGAAGCCTACCAAGGCCGCCATGGCTTGGTCGGCCCAATTGCCATTCAGGGCACCAAGAAAGCGACCAACGTGACCGAGTTTCTGCAAGCCCAAGTGGCTGAGATTGAAGCCGCACGCTACGTTGTCTGCGACAAGACCGACTCGGCAATCCAGAATTTAATCGACGGCATTGTGGAGCTGTATTTGTCCACGCTTTACAAACTCCGCTTTCTTTCTTGAGGTAATCCACTATGCCTTCCGCAACGTACGTAAAATATACGGCCGCTATTGAGCCGCTGTTTGAAGGCATGAACTCGGGCACGGATGCGTGGAAAGTTGCGTTGGCCGCTACGGTTAACGCTGCCGACACGACTTTTACCGCGGGCACAACCGACTTGGCAACCGCTGGCGGGTACACCGCGGGCGGCAACGCAACCGCCACTACCTCGGCCACTCAGTCTGCCGGCACTTATAAGCTGGTGCTTGCTAGCCCCACTGTCTGGACGGCCACCGGCGCTGGATTCACGTTTCGCTACGCCATCCTGTGGAACAGCACCACGAACCAGCCGGTCGCGTACTGGGACTATGGCTCCAGCCAAGTAGTGGCATCCGGCGAGACTGTTACCGTGACGCTGGATGCGAGCGGCGGCGTGTTCACGGCGACTTAAGTGGACGTCTTTCTGGTAGATCCCGCTACCAATATAATCTACAACTGCGTTGCAATTGTGTCGCTAGAGTACGCCCGCGAGCTGTATCCAGAGTTTAGCTGCTACGAACGTGTTGCGAGCAACGCCTATTTAAATATCGGTGACGAATACCATGATTAATGTTCTTGGGACAACGGACTCCATCACCGTCACAAACACCGCCGCGTCAGATTTAGCGGTGCATGCCTCGTGGGTAGACCTGAACGGCACAACCGTCACGCCGGGCAACACCAACACGCCGCTGATAGCCACCGCCACCACGACCACAGTGGTAGCCGCGCCGGGGGCCAGTACTTACCGAAACGTTAAATTCTTAAGCGTCTACTGCCAATCCGCGATTGATACGGTGACGATTACGCATGTTAACGGCACGGCGTCTGAGGTTTTGTTTAAAGGCACGCTAAACATTTCCGAATCGGTCGTGTATGTCGAAGGCGGCGGGTGGCAGCGGCTTAATACCGCAGGCACGCCGATCACTGCAGGCACCGCAGCGCCGGTGGATATTCAAGCTTTTACCACCTCCGCCATCCCTTGGACTAAGCCAACCACGTTCACGCCCACAACTGTGCTTGTCCACATGTGGGGGCAAGGCGGCGGTGGCGGCGCGGGGGCTAGCCTTGCATCGTTAACAACCGTGGCAAAAGGCGGCGGCGGCGGCGGCGGCGGCGCGTACATCACGCAGCAATTTGCCGCATCCGAACTAGGCGCAACCGAATCAATTGGTATTCCAACAGCGACTAATGGCGGCGTCCCCGGCGCTATTGGCGTTGCAGGCGGCGACGGCGGCGCGGGCGCTAACACAACTTTTGGCACCACGGCAATTCTTACTGCCTTTGGCGGCGGCGGCGGGCGAGGCGGGGCGATTTCTGCGTTGGCAACAGGCGGCGGCGGCGGCGGTGGTGCGGGCGGCGTGGGGGGCGTTGGAACTGCTGCTGTGGGCGGCCCCGGCGGGCTACCTACTGCCGCAACTAATGGTGCTGGCGGTCAAGGCGTGACCGGCACAATATCGACTGTAGCGACAGCCAACGCCGAACGCGGCGGGGCAGGTGGGGCTGGAACAGCAGGCACTCCAGTGCTAACAAGTTTAGGCGGTAGTTCTCTGTTTGGCGGCGGCGGCGGCGGATCAGGCAGCCACCATAGCGCCGCAGGCTTATTTATTGCGGGCGGCGCGGGCGGGGCAGGCAATTCATACACGGCTGGCGGAGGCGGCGCAGTAGGCACAAGCGGCGCAACGCCTACGGCAGGAACAGCGGGAGCCGCTGGCACTAGCTACAAAGGTGGCGGCGGTGGTGGCGGCGGTGGGGCTACATTTTCGTTCACCCTATCTGGCGGCGCTGGCGGGCAAGGTGGACTTTGCGGCGGCGGCGGCGGCGGCGGCGGCGTAGGCGGGGCAACCACATCATCGGTTGGCGGCGTTGGCGGCGCGGGCGGGGCTGGCTACGTTGTGGTGGTGAGCTGGTGATCAATCTCACCTCGACCGACTACCTGACGGTCAACACGGATGCCGCTGGGGCTATCGATGTGCACGTCAGTTGGGTAGACCAAAACGGCACCACGTTTACCCCCGGTAACACCAATACGACCATCACCACCATAACGAACACAACTGTCCTTGCTTCGCCCGCAGCTAGCACGCTGCGCAACGCCAAGTTTATTAGCGTCAAAAACACCAGCGCAAGTGTGGCAAACGGCGTCATCATATCTGTGGAAGACGGGACAAACGCATGGCCGCTTTATTACGCACCTGCGTTTGCTGCAGGCGAGTCAATCGCGTTTTTTGATGGCCGTGGCTGGGAGCGATATAACAGCAACGGCATCCCGGTAGTGATAGGCAACACCGGCCCCGTGGACGTGCAGACATTTACCGCTGCGGGAAGCAGCACATGGACTAAACCCACCGCGTTCGTTGCAAAGCAAGTGCTCGTTAAAATCTGGGGGCCGGGCGGCGGCGGTGGCGGCGGTGGCGCTGTTGCGTTTGCAACCGCCTGCAAAGGTGGTGCTGGCGGGGGCGGTGGCGCATGTGCTGTTAAATATTTTTTAGCATCTGAGTTAGCCTCGACAGTGGTTGTCTCGCTTGGATCTGGCGGTTCTGGCGGCATCGGAAACTTATCCGCTGCTGGCAGCCCCGGCGGCAACGGCACGGTGTCTACTTTTGGCAGCAGCCCCACACTTCTGTCGGCCTCTGGCGGCGGGGGTGGCGCTGGCGGGGCAATTTCAGGAGCCACTACTGTATCTGGAGGAGGCGGCGGAACAGGAACTGCCGCAGTTTTAAACGCCGCGGGACTACCAACTGGCGCGTTTGACGGCGGCGGCGGCACTGGAGTAACCACGACCCTTGTTTCGCTAACAGAATTTGGCGGGAACATGGGCGTAGGCACTGCCGCAGCCTCGTTCAATTCCGGAACATCTACTGGCGTCTTCTCGCTCTTTGGCGGCTCCGGCGGGGGCGCTGCGGGCTTTCGAGCGGCTAGCGGCTCGGCAGTCGGGCCAAACGTAAGCCAACAGGCGTGTGGTCGTTTCCCCGGCGGCGCGGGCGTTACTAACGCTGTCCCAACGGCGGGTGCTGCAGGCGCACCGGCCAATTCCATCTGGGGCGGCTCTGGCGGGGGCGCGGGCGGCAATAGCAACAAAGCAGCGGTCAATGGGGGCGCAGGCGGTGCTGGTGGACAAGGTGGTGGCGGCGGTGGTGGCGGCGGGCTGACTATTGCGGGTAATACCGGCGGGGCCGGTGGTATCGGCGGCAAAGGCTACTGCGTTGTGATTAGCTGGTAGGTGGCTCGCGCAGGGGCATTTGACCCAAACCTAGTCCCGGCAGGGTGGTACGACGAAAGCGCGGTAGTCGAGGGATTCTTCGACCCTGACTTTATCCCGTTTCCTTCAGCCGGTGCCTACTTAATCACCGCGCTGACCGGCACCTATGCGGTTACCGGTGTTGCCGCAACCCTGCTCCGCAGCAAGGTGCTTACACCTATTGCTGGCAGCTATTCCCTCACCGGTGTAGCGGCCACCATTGGCTACGCGGCTGCCGGGCGCGTGTTAACCGCGCTAGCTGGCAGTTACTCGATCCTTGGAGTAAACGCCACCTTGCTCCGCAGCAAGGTAATAGCGCCAATTGCGGGCAGCTATGCGGTTACCGGCGTCCCGGCGATAATCACCAAGAGCCGGGTATTATTGCCACTCTCCGGCTCGTATAGTATAACCGGGGTAGCCGCGACACTGGCGCGCACATATTTGATTTCATCGCAGACCGGAACCTATCTGGTCACCGGAGTGCCAGCCACCGTAACTTGGTCGGGCACGCCAACTCCAGCAATAATTTTGCAAGATTACATCGAACTTAGGTCGTTTACGGAAAGAAGGGGATTTTATTAATGGCACTCACACTCAAAGCAATTACCACGCGGCTAGGTTATCAGCAGATAACCTCGTTGACCGCCTCCACCGGCTTAACGGTGCCAACCCGCGACCTAAACGGCTTAAGCTGCCGCCCGACTATCGCGATTATCACGCCCGAGACTCAGGCGGTACGCTGGCGCGATGACGGCGTGGCGCCCAGCGCCAGCGTGGGCATGCCGCTGGCCGCTGGGGTCACGCTGCAATACGACGGCGACCTAACGAAGATTCTTTTTATTGAGCAGTTAGCCAGCGCGAAACTCAACATCACCTATTACGCTTGAGGCCGACATGAATATCACAAACGACGGCGCACAGACCGACTACATCACCTACTTTACCAAACAGCTACCGCATGACTTGGCCAACATGGCGGCCCTGCGCGACGAGCTAGCATTACGCCAGGGCGCGTTATCTGCGGTGGAAGATTCTACCAAGATGCGCGAAGAAGCAGCCCGCACGCTGGCCTCGACCAAGGATGAGTGCGCGACGCTTAAAACTGACACGCAAGCCAAAAACGCTGAAGCAAACGCCAAGAAAACGCGACAAGATATCCGCGAGACTGATTTAAACGCTCGCGAAGTGGCGGCTACCAAGTCTGCTGAAGATACCCAAGCCAGCCTAACGTCACAGGCGTTAATGCTGGGCAAATTAGAAGCGGCGCTTATTGCCCGCGAAGGAAAGCTGGAAGAAGGGCTGGCGGGATTGGCAGCCGGAAAGGCTGACCTTGACGCTCGCGTCAAATTATTCCAAGCTAAGGCAGCGGCACTAGCTGTATAACTTTACCGGTTAAGTTAACCGGGCGATTCTAAGGAATCATTTCAATGGCTGATGAAGAACTATTAGCGGAGATACCCGCGCCGGAACTGACGTTAACGTCAACGCCAGAACC